TTCATCGGCGGGGGGGGGGGGCTTGGGGCCGGCCAGGGAGCCGCTGCAAACCACCATGACCAATTTCAAGGCGAATCTGATCTCCGGCGTATCTCCTGCATTGCAGGAACTGTCTGACGCCTTCATGGATGTGATCGCCGGTGCGGACGGGGCAGAGGAAGGCATTGCATCTGCCGTTACGGGGCTGGTGGATACCGTTTCTTCTATGGCATCAGACCTGCTTCCGCAGCTTCTGGAAATGGGAACACAGATTCTCGGAGGCATTATGCAGGGGCTTGCACAGAGTACACCTACGCTGATGGCTACTGTTTCTGATATAATTCTGCAATTGATTCAGGCGATAACAGCGTTTTTACCGCAGTTCGCAGAAGCAGCCGTCACCATTGCCGGCAGCATCGTCACGCAGCTGACTGCCTTTGTGCCGCAGCTGCTGCAAGCCGCAACTACGCTGCTCATGGCAATTGTAGATGCTGTACCGATGATCGTCAACACGCTTGTGCCAATGCTACCGCAGCTTATCACAGCAATTGTGACAGCATTGCTCGGTGCAGTGCCGCAGCTGTTACAGGCTGCCACGACCCTGCTCATGGCAATTGTGAATGCTCTGCCCACGATCATCACCGCACTGACGGCAGCTCTGCCGCAGATTCTCACAGCGATCACGAACTGCCTGCAAGCGTCAATTCCGGTACTGCTGCAGGCGGCGATTACACTGCTTATGGCAATCGTGGACGCACTGCCGACGATCATTGACGCACTGGTGGCTGCAATTCCGGTCATCATCACCACGCTGGTGGACTTTTTCACGAACAACATCGACACCATTCTGGATGCAGCCATTCAGCTGCTGATGGCTCTGGTGGATGCGATTCCGGAAATTCTGGTGGCTCTGGGCAATGCACTGCCACAGATCATCAGTGCGATTCTGAATGCCGTGGTAGACGCTGTGCCGAAGCTGCTGAAAAAATCAAGGGAACTGTTCGGGAAGATTATGGAGGCACTAGGCGGACTGCTGGGCAAGCTGCCCGGCAAGATGCTTGAGGTACGGGATTCCATTGTCAACGGCATCCGCAATTCCCTCGGCTCTATCGGTTCTGCCGCAGCGGACATTGTCAGTGCGATCTGGGATCACATCAAGGAACTGCCGGGCATGGTGCTGGACGTAGGACGAGATCTGGTGGAAGGTTTGTGGAACGGTATCAGTGACATGGTGGGCTGGATCGGGGACAAGATCTCCGGATTCGGCGACAGTGTACTGGGCGGACTGAAAGACTTTTTCGGCATTGCGTCGCCGTCCAAGGTGATGCGTGACGAGGTCGGCAAGTTCCTGCCTGCCGGCATTGCGATCGGCATTGAGGATTCCACCCTGTCCGCTGTGAAGTCTGTCCGCAGCATGGCAGACAAGCTGCGAAATACTGCGGTAGAGAGTCTGAACGGCATGACGTCCGGTGCAGCATACCGAATGCAGCAGAACCCCATGACGGCAGCTGTCCGGAAAAATGCCGCTGTCGTCAACAACTACTATAAGACCGACAACAGCCGAACGGTAAACCAGACCAACAACAGCCCCAAGGCACTGTCCCGTCTGGAGATCTATCGGCAGACCAACAACGCACTGAACCGGTGAGGTGAACCATAATGAAATACCATTTGATTCTGGAAAACGCCGCCGGAGAGCAGCTGGACATGAGCACAACGGCAAACCGTTATATGATGTCAAAAGTCACCGGACTGGACCCGCCCGGTGCGACGATCAGCACGGCGACCTATGCCACCATGAACGGCAGCCAGCTGAACCGGGCGTTTCTGGAAAAGCGGAACATCGTCATTTCCTTTGAAATGCGTGGTGTCGGCGTGGAGAAACGGCGGCACAGGCTATATCGTGTGGCAAAGCCGTCGGAATACATCAAGGTGTATTACCGGACATCCAACATCGATGTCTATACAGAGGGGGTTGTGGAAACCTGTGAGCCGTCCCGGTTTGATATGCCGGTATCCGGTCAGATCAGCATCCTCTGTCCGGACGTATACTTCTACAGTACGCAGGACACCATTGTGCAGCACGGCAGTATCGTCAGCGGTTTTAAGTTTCCGTTTGCTATTGCAGAAAAGCCCGGTGTGCCGCTGGGCGTGTATCGGACCGACAACAGCATCACCATACAGAACAACGGTGACACCATCGGCATGGAGATCACGCTGGAAGCCAAAGGCGGCATCGTAGGAACGCCGACGATCTATAACGCCGACACCGGAGCCTATCTCCGGATCACCGGGGATATTCTGGAGGGCGACAAGATCACCATTACCACCAGACACGGACACCGCACGGTGACGCTGACAAGAAACGGCGTTTCCACGCCGATCATGAACCGATGGGTGTCTGGTTCTGACTGGCTGGAGCTTCCCACAGGGAAATCCCATTTTTATCTCACGGCAATGAAAGGGCTGAAATATCTGATCGTGACATTTCGGCATACAGATGCCTATCTGGGGGTGTGACAGTGTATCTGGAAATTTTTCAGACCGCCAGTGCGGAAAACGGTCTGGGCGTAACGCTCACCGGCATATGCGACACGTTTTCCAGTCTGATCTGGGACGTGGAGTATTTTTCACCGGGAAAGTTTGAGGTGTACGTTTCCGCCAATGCGGACACCATCGCCCTGTTCCGGCGTGGGAACATTGTGGGCAGAAGTGACGACAAGCGGCACTACGGCATCATTGAGGGCGTGTATCTGCGGACAGATGCGGAGAACGGCGACTATCTGACGATCTCCGGACGGTTTCTCATGTGCCTGCTCAGCCGCCGCATCATCACGCCTACGCTGTCGTTTACGGCATACCGCACATACGGCGAGATCGTGCAGACCGCCGTCCAGAAAAACTGCATCACCCCGTGGACGGCGGCTGAGCGTGGAATCCCGTCCCTGAAAATCGGCACAGTGTCCGGGGAATGCTGGGAGATCAAGAACGTCTTGCAGGTCAGCTATGAGAACCTCATGGACTGGATCTATACCGTGTGCCGGAACATTGGCGGCACTGCCAACATCCGGCTGCGTGAAGTCGATACCGGCAAGTACGCCATGTTTCTGGAACTGTCACAGGGGACAGACCGCAGCATCATGCAGCGGGAAAATATGCCGGTGGTATTTTCCGATGCCTATGACAATCTGCTGACGTACATCTATAATTCGGACTATTCCGAATACCGGAACTATGCCTATATCTACGGCGAAGGAGAAGGAATCCGGCGGCAGTCCGCTGCCTGCTATTCCGGAGAGGAAACGCCGACGGGGCTGTCACGCTATGAGATCTATGTCAATGCAAGCGACTTGTCGCAGACGATCCGGAACGACGACGGCAGCGAAACTGTGGTTTCCGAATCGGAGTATAAAGAAATGCTGCGGGAACGCGGCACAGAGAATCTGGTTGCTCCCGTGCTGTCCAGTGAGGCAACCATTGTGACGGAGAGCCATCAGTTTGTCTATGGAAAAGATTATCAGGTCGGCGATTTTGTCACCATGCAGCACACCGGATACGGCATACAGATCCCACGGGTGCGGCTGGGGGGGCTGATCGAAAGCTTTGACAGTGAAGGCTATGGGCTGACACCTGTCGTACAGGAATGAGGTGCATCAAAATGGAATGTGGTTTTTTCAACAGCAAAGGAGAGGACAGGCTCTATAATGCAGAGCATTTCACAAGCTATCTGTCCAGTATGATCTGCAACGGCGTGCAGGATACTGTGGGCGAATGCTTTGCCCCGTCTGTGTCTGAGGGCGACGGTCTGTTGCTGACCATCGGCAGCGGCAAGGCGTGGATCAATGGGCATTACGCACAGACAACGACCAGCGAAAAGCTGGATCTCTCTGCATATGTAGACGAATCTCTGGGACGGTGTGTTGCTGTCGGTGTCTACTGTGATACTAGCGAATCGGTGCGGGACTGCGGCTTTGAAGTACTTGCCGGCACCTGCTCCGGCAGTCCCAGACCGCCGAAATTTTCCAACACGGAGAGCAGGACATATCTGACGATCTGCACCGTGCGTCTGCGTCCCGGTGCAGCGTCTATCCTCAGCGGCGACGTGACGGACTGTAGGAACGACGAAACCCTCTGCGGCTACTGCAAGTGTATTCTGGGCAAATGCAGAGTGACGGAGATGCTTGCCGAAATGGCAAAGACAAACGCCACACTGGACGAACTGCAAAAGCGGCTGGATGAAATGAACAGTCAGATCACCGAGATGCAGACGAAGGTGGACGATCTGACGGCAGGCGAGATCCTGGCGACCGGACAGTGCGGCGAGAATGTTTACTATGTACTTTATGACAGCGGCAAGCTGCTGCTGCGTGGCTCTGGTGCAACGTATGACTATGAGATCAGCGGCTCTCCGTTTTATGAAAACGGGGAGATCAAAAAGCTGGTTGTCAGCGAGGGCATCACCGAGATCGGCAACAGCCTTTTCGATCACTGCCGGAATATCGCTGCGGTAAGTTTCCCGAATACGCTTACCCGAATCGGAAAGCGTGCTTTCTTTGCGTATGCAGACGGCGAACTGGCGGCACTGGAGTTCCCGTCCTCTGTCACCACCATCGGAGACGAGGCGTTCTCTGACCAGGGCATGACATCTGTTACACTGCCGAAAACATTGACAACACTGGGAACCTACCTGTTCCGGAGTGCGGATAACTTGCAGAGTGTGCGGGTGGAGTGTGCAGAGATTCCGGCGTTCTGCTTTGTGAGCTGCGGAAAGCTGAGTCAGATGACACTCAGCAAGAACGTGAAGAAGATCGGTGCAAACATCATCAATTACTGCACACAGCTGAAAACGATCACCTATGAGGGCAGTCTGGAAGAGTGGAAGGCAGTTGAAAAGTATGCGAACTGGGACGGCAACAGCGGCAGCACCAACCCCGGCTATCTGGACAATATTGTCTGCATAGACGGAACAATGGTCTATGACCGTGACAACAAGACATGGAATGAGGTGAAAAGCTGATGCTGAAATTTTGCATCTATGGGCAGAAAATGGAACTGATAAACCGTCAGACGATCGCCGATCAGCAGATCTGTTTCGTGGATATGTGCTTTCTGTTCTCTCCGGACTGGGAACAGATGGACAAAACGGCACAGTTCGCACAGGGCGAAAAGACCTATAACGTGCATCTAGGCACGGGAAACGTCTGCCGCTGCCTGCTCCCGGCGGAGCTGCAAACCGGATGTGTCAGCGTCAGCGTGTTCGGCTATGCGTCGGACAGCTCAGTCCGTGCGACGACCGTTCCCCTAGGCATCGGCATCAAGCGTTCCGGTTTCCGGGGCGACGGCGAAACGCCGATCCCGCCTACGCCGGACTTATATGCACAGCTGATCGCAGAGATTGACAAAAAGATTGCAGATGTCCATGACGGAAAAGACGGAGCCGACGGCAAATCTGCCTATCAAATCGCCGTGGACAACGGGTATCCCGACACGGAGCAGGCGTGGCTGGCATCTCTCAAAGGGGACAAGGGCGACACCGGCGAACCGGGAGCAGCCGGCGAAAAGGGCGAACCCGGCGAAAAAGGTGACACCGGAGCTGCCGGAAAAGACGGCAGGGACGGCACAGACGGTGCGGCAGGGCGTGACGGAGTAAACGGTGCGTCTGCCTATGAGATCGCCGTACAGCACGGCTACAGCGGCTCAGAAACGGCATGGCTGGAATCCCTGCACGGTGCGGACGGAGCAAAGGGCGATACCGGAGCAGCTGGTGCCAAAGGTGAAAAGGGAGATAAAGGCAACCCCGGAGAAACCGGTGCTGCTGGTAAAGACGGAGCAGACGGATTTTCTCCTGTCGCAAAGGTGGAGAAGTCCGGCAGCGTGGTGACCATCACCATTACAGATGCCAACGGCACAACGATCGCAACGCTGACAGAGGGTGCAGCCGTAGACCTCACCCCATACGCAAAGACGGTCTATGTGGACGAAAAGGTGCAGGAGTCGTCCGACAGTCTGACGTATACCTTGCAGGAGCATACGCTGTCCATCACGCATCTGGAGGAATCTGCACACACCCATGACAACAAGGCAGTGCTTGACCAGCTGAACGAGGAACAGTGGAAGTTTATCAACGGTTCGGCGAATAAGGCACATGTCCATGAGAATAAGGGGACGCTGGATAAGATTACAGATGCGGGCTGGAATACGGTTTATGGGAATACGCATTCGCATGAAAACCAAGCGGTTCTGAACGTTGTTACAGCTGCGTTTACGACGGCTCTCAAAGCAAAGTTGGACGGTATCGCTGCTGGTGCAACTAAGGTCGCGGTAGACAGTGCCTTGTCTGATACCTCCACAAATCCGGTGCAGAACAAAGCTGTAAAAGCCTCACTGGACAGCAAGGCGGAATCTGGTCACACGCACGCGATGATAACAAACAGCGCTCTTTGGGTAAGCGGTGCCAACAACACTGCAAAATGGGTTAAGCTAGGCACGCTGGTATCCTCCGGTAATTTCAGCAATGCCATGATACGTGTATGGAGCGGCGATGGAGCAAATGGTCGTGCGAACCAAAACTCTTCTTTTGAAGTTCAGATCAAGGACGGATGGCAATCCACAGAATCGGCGACAAAAGCGTGCGGCGTTACGGTCTATCGTGTCGACTGTAGTAGTGTCAAAGTCAAAGTGATCCCAACAGCACATGACACATATACCGTTTGGGCATATTTGCCGTGGGGGTACTGGAACGGAAATTATGCTGTATATGGCAAATACAAATCTTGGACATCTCAGCATTTGATACAGTCTGAGGAACCAGAAGGCACAGGTGCTGACACAGCATATTATGACCAGGCATTTCTAACCAGCACCGTAGCCGCCGCCAAAACCCTCACCGACTCCGGCTGGGTAGCCATGACCGTAGAGGGCTATGCCAAATCCGGAACTGTCAAGTATCGCACCTACGGCAAACAGATCACGATAACCGGAAGTGTTGTCTTAAAGAACGATATTGCTACCTCATATCCAGCACCGCAGTACATCGCTTCAACGACCTTTGACTTTTCCAAAATTGTCGGCTGTTCCGGTGTAGGGCGGTCATCGTCTGGCGTGGGGGCATATGTTACCGTAGAAAACTACAACGGAGATAACCTTGTATGCGTGTATGCTCTTGGAAGTAAAATCGCCGCTGGTGCCACATTATATTTTACGATCACTGGATTTAGTGACTGACTAGGAGGAAACTATGAAAGAAACAATCTGCACAGTCGTCGGAGTTGTCGGCAGCTTTGTCGCATGGCTGTTCGGCGGATGGGATGCGTCCATTCGGGCACTGCTGCTGTTTATGGCAGTCGATTACGCAACAGGCTTGATCCTGGCAGGCGTATTCCGCAAATCGCCTAAGACAAAATCTGGCGGCCTGCAATCAAAAATCGGATGGAAAGGGATTGCTCGCAAGGGCGTAACATTGCTGTTGGTGCTGATTTCCGCACAACTGGATCTGATCCTTGACACAACATACATCCGAGATGCTGTTTGCATTGCATTCTCGTGCAATGAATTGATCTCAATTCTGGAAAATGCCGGGTTGATGGGAATCCCCATGCCGGCAGCGTTAAAAAAAGCAATTGACTTGCTGCAAAGCAAGGGAAAGGATGAATGAATATGAGAGGAATCGATATCAGCAAACACAACGGCGTTGTAAACTGGGCGCAGGTCAAGGCGGACGGCGTACAGTTCGCCATTCTCCGGGCAGGCTACGGCAAGGAAGCTTCCCAGAAAGACACACAGTTTGAAGCCAACTACATCGGCTGCAAAGCACAGGGCATCCCCTGCGGCGCATACTGGTACAGCTACGCCGCTACCCCGGCAGAAGCCAGACAGGAAGCTGCTGTCTGCCTGAGTTTCCTCCAGGGCAAAACCTTTGCGTTCCCGATCTACTTCGACATTGAGGAACAAAAGGTGCTTGCCCAGGGCAAGACCGCCTGCACTGCCATTGCAAAGGCGTTTCTGGAGACGGTAGAAAAGGCAGGCTATTTCGTGGGGATCTATTCCAGCAAGTCGCACCTGGAGAGCTGCTTTACTGAGGAACTGCGGACACGGTACGCTGTCTGGGTGGCACACTACGGTGTGGATAAGACCACTTACCACGGACAGTACGGCATCTGGCAGAAGTCCAGCACAGGCAAGGTGAGCGGCATTCGGGGCAATGTGGACATGAACGAGTGCTACACGAACTACCCGGCAGCCATCCGCAAGAAAGGGCTGAACGGGTTCAAGGCTGTCCAGACCGCAGCAACAGCGAAGCCGGCACAGGCGAAGTCCTGGAAGAAAGGTCAGGCGGTGCACATCGGCAGCAATGTACCACTGTTCGCCAACGAAACTGCAACCACACCGTCTGCACGTCTGAGTGCCGGTACATATTACATCTATGATGGAGTTCCTTGTAAGCTGGGACGGTATCGCATCACCACTACGGCGGCTTCCTGCGGTAAAAAGCCGGCGGGGAAGTATGTCACGGGGTATGTGTCTTGGGATAATTTCAAGTAACACAGAAATGATAATCCGATACAAATAACGAAAAAACCGGCGGTACAAGACAGGAAACCTCCTGCTGTACTGCCGGTTTTTGTTGACAATCGAAAGAAAATGTGATATACTATTTCTTGAAAATATTGGAGATAGCAAGCAATGATGGCGTAAGAATTGTAAGTTCGCATTTTGTTGCATCGCCTCCACCATATAAAAACACGTAATCGGAAAGGTTACGAAAACCACGTAATCACGTTATATAGCGTGGTTACGTGGTTTTTCTTTTACAAATTTTACCTGATTTTTCGGGAGTTCAAAGCGGATTTGACCGTGACCTGGTTAAAGTGCGTAGCATTTTTGGGGTACCCCTCTCTTGCGAGAAAAATGGGAAAATGGGAAAAATGAGTGTGTTTTTCTGAGAAAACGGGCGTGTTGTACAAAATATAGAGAAAGAATTTGTGCAATATGATTTGCTTTCCGAAAAAGTCGGTACAAGAATAATCAGCTTAAATGCGGCGACAATCAAAAGACTTCATAAGCAAAAGTGACAGCAGACGTCTATGAGATCATTGGTAGGCATCTGCTGTTTTACGATTTATATTTCTAAAAAGACTTGAAAATATTAGTGAAATGTGTTAAAATAAAAATGGCTTACAAAAAAGTATAACTTTGTTTACTGAAAATAGTAAGCAATGATTTGAATGAAATTACTATATAAATAGGGGGAGATTATTTGCTAAGTAAAATTGATATAGAAAAATATATAGGCAAGGGTATATACATCGTGCCTTTTACAAGAGATAATATAAAAGAAAACTCAATAAATCTTAAGCTTAGCGATAAAGCTTGGACATTAAACCCCTCCAAAAATGGAACGAGACAATACAATCATGCTTCACTCGCTTGTAATAAAAATATTATTACCTTAGTGCCACATACAACAACAGTTGTATATACAGAGGAGGTGATTGCTTTAAATAGTAAATTTGGAGGAACATTTCATGCAAAAGTAGGAGTTGTTGCAAAAGGAATTGTTTTTTCTTCAACAATGATAGGACCTCTGTACTGTGGACATTTAATGGTATTACTTCAAAATCCAACAGATAATCCAATTTCTTTAAATGTCGGTGATACATTTATATCCTTGGCATTATATAAACTCCGAACGAAATTACGACATGAAACAGTCAATTCAAACTCTGGTGGTCATGTAGAAAAATTAGCTGATTTAGGAATAAGACCCGGAAATGGAATTATGAAATGGCTAGATGAAGATTGGAAAAAGGATATTGTAAAGATAAAAGAAAAATTTGCACAAGAATCTGAATACCAAGAAATTAAAAGAAAACAGAATCAAAAGAAACTAATAATTGCAATTGCAATTGTAATGGCATTAGCGATTGGTTTCTTAGTTTATATTATAATGTGCAAATTTTATTCACGTCAAAATATTATCGCAAAGCTAGTCTCTTTTACGAGCTCAATTGTAGCTTTTGTATCAACCATCTTATTTGAAAAAATATTCGATCAGATTTTTTCTAGACTTTTTAACAAATAGTATCTAAACGACCTTTGTAAACATATCAGCACTGAAGACTGGCGACAATCAAAAGACTTCATGAGCAAAAGCAACAGCAGATGTCTACAGAATCAGTGTTAGGCATCTGCTGTTTTGCGATTTACATTTCTAAAAAAGACTTGAAAATATTAGTGAAATATGCTAAAATAAATATAGTTTATGCGGAAGAAAGGCACAACTATGAATATTACAGAAAAACAGCAGAAGAAAGCTGCAAAGGAATTTGCGGAGTACTGGAAAGATAAAGGTTACGAAAAGGGGCAGTCGCAGAAGTTTTGGATTGACTTGCTGCAAAATGTCTACGGAGTCGAAAACGCCACGCACTTCATCAGCTTTGAAGATCAGGTACATATTGATAAAAGCACTGGTTTCATTGATGGCTATATCGAGAGTACAAAGGTGATGATCGAGCAGAAGAGCCTTGGCAAAGATTTACGCAAAGCAATCAAACAGTCGGATGGTACGTTTTTGAATCCGTTTCAGCAGGCAAAACGATACATCGTTGAACTGCCTGTGGACAAGCACCCTCGTTGGGTTATCACTTGCAACTTCTCGGAGTTCCTGATTTATGACATGAACAAGCCGAATGGCGAACCGGAACAGATCCTCTTGAAGGATTTGCCGAAAGAATACTATCGCTTACAGTTTCTTGTGGACACAGGCAACGAGAATCTGAAAAAAGAGATGGAGATTTCTCTCAAAGCCGGCGATTTGGTGGGAAAGCTGTACGATGCGATTCTGAAACAGTACAAGAATCCGGAGTCTGAGGAAACGCTGAAAAGCTTGAATATGCTTTGCGTTCGGCTGGTGTTCTGTCTGTACGCAGAAGATGCAGGGATTTTTGGACAGCATGAAATGTTCGGAGATTATCTCAAGCAGTTTCAGCCAAAACAGGTAAGAGAGGAAATCATAAAGCTTTTTCGAGTACTGGACACAAAGCCGGAGGATCGTGACCCTTACATGGAAGACGATCTTGCTGCATTCCCCTACGTCAACGGCGGACTGTTTGCAGACGAGAACATTGAGATTCCTCGTTTTACGGAAGAAATCGTGGATTTGCTGGTCAATAAGGCAAGTGCTGGATTCGACTGGTCGGAGATCTCACCAACCATTTTTGGTGCAGTGTTTGAATCGACTTTGAATCCGGAAACACGCCGCAGCGGCGGAATGCACTACACCAGTCTTGAAAATATCCACAAGGTTATCGATCCGCTTTTCCTCGATGAATTAAAGGCAGAACTGGAAGAAATCAAGGCTTTGAAGGTGGTAAAAACCAGAGCACAGAGATTGCAGGAATATCGAAAAAAGCTGTCCCAGCTTACGTTTTTGGATCCTGCGGCAGGCAGCGGAAACTTCCTGACAGAAACCTACATTTCTCTCCGTCGTTTGGAAAATGATGCACTATACGAGGAGCACCGTGGTCAAATGATGCTGGGCGGCGAGGGCGAATATAATCCGATTCAGGTTTCCATCGGACAGTTTTACGGCATCGAGATCAATGATTTTGCAGTGACGGTTGCAAAAACCGCCCTGTGGATCGCAGAAAGCCAGATGATGCAGGAAACGGAAAAGCTAATGCAGATCAATCTGAATTTCCTGCCGCTGAAATCCTATGCAAATATCGTGGAGGGCAATGCTCTGCGAATTGACTGGGAAAGCGTTGTACCGAAAGAAAAGCTGAATTATATCATGGGAAATCCGCCGTTTGTGGGAACAAAATACCAATCTTTATCTCAAAAGGAAGACATACTTAAAATATCTCCAATTTTAAAAAATCTCGACTATGTAACTGGTTGGTACAAGAAAGCAGTGGATATAATTAAAGATACTAGAATAGAATGTGCATTTGTTTCAACAAATTCAATCACACAAGGAGAGCAAGTTGCTCCTCTTTGGAAATTGCTTGATACTAATATAAATTTTGCGTATAGAACATTTAATTGGGATAGTGAAGCAAATTTAAAAGCACATGTTCACTGTGTTATAATTGGATTTGCCAACTTTCCTAGAAAAGAAAAAAAGATATATGATAATGGTACTTTAATAAAAGCTAAGAATATTAACGGCTATTTGATAGATGCACCGAATGTCTTTATAGAGTCGAGAAAAACTCCTATTTGTACAAATGTTCAAAAGATGATTAAAGGCAGTCAGCCCACAGATGGCGGTAACTTACTTTTAAGTGAATTGGAAAAAAATGAGTTAATAAGTAAAAATCCTCTTATTAAGAAATTTATAAAGCGATATATGGGTGCAAATGATTTAATTAATAACGTTATTCGATATTGTTTGTGGTTGGTTAATGCCTCACCTAGAGAATTAAGAAATATGCCTGAAATTTTAAAAAGGCTTGAAAAAGTTAAAGAAAACAGACTGAGTAGCAAAAAGGCTGCTACAAGGAAGTGGGCTGACAGACCATTTCTTTTTACAGAGAATAGACAACCTGATTCTGATTATTTAATACTGCCTGTTGTGTCTTCGGAAAGAAGAAAATATATCCCCGTATGCTATGTTACTAAAGATGTTATCGCCAATGCCAATGCTCAAATGATTCCTAATGCTAATCTATATACATTTGGTGTCATAAATTCTAATGTTCACAACGCTTGGATGAGAGTTGTTTGTGGAAGAATGAAAAGCGATTATGCTTACTCAGCTACTATTGTCTACAACAACTTCCCCTGGTGCAACCCAACACCCGAACAAAAAGCAAAAATCGAGAAAACCGCTCAGGCAATCCTGGACGCAAGAGCACTTTACCCCGACTGCTCCCTTGCCGATCTCTACGATGAAACCACCATGCCGCCGGAACTCCGCAAGGCACATCAGGCAAACGATTTCGCCGTGATGGCTGCCTACGGCTTTGACCGGAAAATCACAGAGAGCGAGTGCGTGGCGGAGTTGATGAAACGGTATCAGGAGTTGGTGGAGAAAGCTTGATCTGTGCACGCATCAGCACTGACGTGCAGTCCGATTGCATCGAGCAATGTCCCTGTTCCTCATCTAAGATTCGTCACAGAGCCACTCTCTAACGAGAGAAATCAAAACTAAAATCTCATCCATATATATTTAAAT